ACTGGCGCGGCTACTAAAGGTCTGATGGCAAGAGGCCCAATGGCATGAATTACACCGAACTCAGTAACGCTATTCAAGCGTATACAGAGAACACGGAGACTAGCTTCGTGGCGGAGATTCCTGTCTTTGTGGAGCAGGCTGAGCAACGTATTTATAACTCGGTGCAGTTCCCCTCGATTCGTAAGAACGTGACAAGCACTGTTGCAATAAACACAAAATATTTGGACTGCCCTCTTGACTTCTTAGCCGTGTATTCTATGGCGGTCATTGACAGTAGCGGTAACTACGAATACTTGCTTAACAAGGACGTTAACTTTATCCGTCAGGCGTATCCAAACCCTACAACAGATGTAGGCATCCCCAAGTACTACGCACTGTTTGGCCCAACGGTATTAAATACTGTAATTTACGACGAACTCTCGTTCATATTAGGGCCAACAGCCGATGCAAACTACGGCGTTGAGTTGCACTATTACTACTACCCCGAGTCAATTGTTCAAAGCCCTGTTGCTGTTTTGGGTGCAATTACTGGTGGCAGCGCATATACGGCAGGCACTTATTTTAATGTGCCCTTGACTGGTGGTACAGGTAGCGGGGCGTTGGCAACGGTTACTGTTTCTGGCGGTGCGGTAACAGCCGTAACTATCACGAATGGTGGCTTAAACTATACGGCTGGTGGGTCTTTATCTGCCGCCGCTACAAATATTGGCGGGACAGGTTCTGGCTTTTCAGTGCTAATTAGCACTGTAACTAACTCTGATGGGCGATCATGGTTGGGGGACAACTTTGACACGGTGCTGTTGTACGCATCTTTGGTTGAGGCTTACACCTACATGAAGGGTGAAACCGACATGATGGCTTTATATAACGGAAAATACACGGAAGCTCTTGCGTTAGCCAAGCGTTTGGGTGATGGCATGGAGCGTCAAGACGCCTATCGTTCTGGTCAATTTAGACAGGCGGTGACCTGATGGCGTTTACCGGCAACTTCTCCTGTAATGTCTTTAAGACTGGGCTGATGAACGGCACGTTCAACTTTACTTCGGGGACGTTCTATATTGCACTCTATACCAATGACGCCACACTTGATGCCTCTACCACGGCTTATACGGCTACGGGCGAGGTTGTGGCTTCTGGGTACACGGCTGGTGGGTTGGCACTCACGATTGCGCAGGCTCCCACGGTAGGCAACTCAGGCAGCACCGCTTATATCTCCTTTGACAACGCGGCTTGGACTTCGGCATTAACCGCTCGCGGAGCTTTGATTTACCAAAGTGGCGGCGGAAACCCCGCAGTTTGCGTACTTGATTTTGGCGCAGATAAGACTTCAACTGCAACATTCACGGTACAGTTCCCCGCTGGATCAAACACTTCAGCAATCATAAGGATAGCGTAATGGCACTTGTAACCACAACCAAAGGCGAAATGGATGACTCCTTGCTTGTAAAGCAAGAAGGTTCATTGGATAATGACAACGAAACAACCACATGGGTGGAGTATTGGTTGGACGGCGAGCTGGTGCATAGATCAGCTCATGTCGCCCTAAAGCAAGCGCCCTCAATTGCTGCTGAAGCGGCATCTCTTACATAAGGAGACGTGTGAAAACAACGCATAAATGTACTGTGTGCAAGGAAGAAAAATCCTTGTCAGAGTTTACTATGCGTAAAACACATCGTCCGGGCAAACCTGTTTCTCAATGTACAAAATGCAGAGTTGCTTACAACAAAACATACAGAAAAGAAAACAAAGAAAAGTTTCTTGCCGTTGAACGCAAAAGCAAATTAAAAATTACTTATGGCATTACGCCTGAGCAATATGATGAGATGTTGGAAACGCAAAATGGCAAATGCGCAATTTGTTTTGCTAAAACACCGGGCGGAAGAACAAAAATGTTTTTTATAGACCACTGCCATAATACGGGAAGTATTCGTGGTCTGCTTTGTATGCGATGTAACACCGGGCTAGGCTTGTTTTTGGATAGTCCAAAATTTCTTTCAAACGCAATTTCTTATCTTAAGGAGAACTCTCGTGAGTAACACCCAAGCAATGTGCACTTCGTTTTTAGGCGAAATTCTCACCGCAACTCACAATTTTGGAACTGCTCCTCTTCGCGCAGTTACAACCCCCGACGTTTTTAAAGCGGCTTTGTATTTAACTTCCGCGACTATAAACGCAAGCACTACAGCGTACAGCGCTTCTAACGAAGTGTCGGGTACAGGCTATACCGCTGGTGGCGTAACGATCACAGGCTCTCCTGCATGGAATGCACCAACTGCCACTAATACCTCTACAACCGCTGGCACTGCATTTACGACGCCTACGGCTTCGATCACGTACACAACCGTGACTTTGTCAACGGCGTTTGACTCAGTGTTGATTTATAACTCTACTCAGAGCAATAAGTCTGTCAGCGTACACACCTTTGGCTCTCAAACAATCACTGCTGGTACGTTTACATTGACTATGCCTGCTAACACCACTGCTGCTGCATTGTTGCGTATCGCTACAACCTAAGGGTAGTGTATGGCTCTCGGGTGGGGCGATAATACGTGGGGTGAGTATGGTTGGGGCGGCGCAATTGCTACTACAGGCAATCAAGCTGTTTCAACTGTTGGCACGGCCACGCCTATCGTTTCTGTAGCGATTACGGGTGTAAATGCTTCGGGGGCAGTTGATACAGTTGTTCAAAGTCAGTTAGTCGCAGTGGCTGGTAATTTAGCAAATGCGTCGGTTGGTACGGTTGGAGCGGCCTCTGTTACGCTTGCTTTGACAGGTGTCAGTGCAACAGGTTTAGTTGGATTCGGCTGGGGCCAAGGGGCTTGGGGCGATAATCCGTGGGGCGGCTCTAGTCTAGGTTTTGCTGAGGAATACAGCGGTGCGGGAGTTAGCGCCACTGGCTCTGTAGGTAACGTCGGTGTCGATGAGCGCCTCATTGCTATAACAGGTGTTAGCGCTTCCGGTGTAGCGGGCACAGTGGTTAGCCTAAATGCTATGGCGCTGACAGGCGTTGGAAGTGCAGGCAGTGTAGGTACGGTTGCGGTTACAAGTACTCTTGGTTTAACGGGCAATGAGGCTTTTGGTCAAGCAAGCCAAGTTATTGTGCCGGTGAATTCCAACCAAGCGTTGGCTTTTGTTGGGACTTTAGCCAATGTAACAACCGTAGAATTGACCGGTATATCTGCTTCAGGCGCTTTAGGGACTATGGGGTTGATTAGGACACATAGTTTGACAGGTAATTCGGCAAGAGGCAGTACTGGAGATGTGGTAGCTGTTTACTGGAAATTAATTGATGACAACCAGTCAACAATTTGGCAAAATATAAACACTTCGTAAGGAACGGACATGGCAGCAACAACAACTCTTTTGAGCTTGGTCACCCCTACACAGGGCACGCTCTCTGGTACGTGGGGCGACACAGTCAACTACGGTATTACTGATTACCTTGACATTGCCATTGCAGGCACATTGTCTTTTGCGGGTGATGGTGCTATCACACTGGCAAACACCACGGGTAGCGCATCAGGAAACGCAATAACTTCCACCACAGCCCAGTACATGGTGATCCGTATCACCGGCACGCAAACTGTTACCAAGGTTATTACAGGCCCGAGCTACAGCAAGCTGTACATGGTGGATCACGCAGGCGCTACCAGCGCGGTAACATTCAAAGCTGCTGGTCAAACAGGTGTATCTGTCGCTGTAGGTGAGAAATGTTTTGTCTACTACAACGGCACGGACTACGTCAAGGTGGCATCTAGCGTTGTAAGCGCATCTTCCCTGACTGGTATTGTTGGCCCCGCAAACGGCGGCACAGGTATAGCGAACAATGCAGCCAGCACACTAACTATCTCGGGGGCTTTTGCAACTACAGTAACTGTTACCGGAGCTACGGGCGTAACACTGCCCACAACGGGAACCTTGGCTACTTTAGGGGGTGTTGAAACCTTTACAGGCACAAAGACATTCTCAGGTACATCAGCTACTCTTGCAATGATCTTAAACGACACAGCAGAGGTGGCAACAATATCGGCTACAGCAGCTACTGGCACGATCAACTACGACATCACAACGCAGTCTGTCTTGTACTACACAAGCAACGCATCTGCCAACTGGACGGTCAACTTTAGAGCCTCATCAGGCACATCATTGAATACTGCTATGACAACCGGTCAGTCTGTGACTGCGGCTTTTCTTGTAACTCAGGGCTCTACTGCTTACTACAACAATGTGGTTCAAGTGGATGGCTCAACTGTTACTCCTAAGTATCAGGGCGGTACAGCATGGGCGGCTGGTAATGCAAGTTCAGTTGACGTATATATGTACACGATTATCAAAACGGGCAATGCGGCATTTACCGTCTTTGCTTCACAAACCAAATTTGCTTAAAGGACAACCATGCCATTAGTTCAAACTAGAGGTGCGGCATCGGCTCAAGGCTTTGGTGAGTTTGCACAGGTAACTGCTCCCGTATACATTGAGGATGTGTTCTCAACTTATCTTTATACGGGCACTGGCGCATCTCAGACCATCACTAATGGAATTGACTTAGCTGGTAAAGGCGGGATGGTTTGGACAAAAGGTCGAACTACAGCAAGAAATGGAAATATTGTTGACAGCGCCCGTGGTGTTGACAAAATGATTTACACCAATGATACAGGGGCTGAGTTTTCTCTAACAGGACTTGGATATTCGTCTTTTGTGTTTGGCTCTACTGGTTACACAAACTCAGGCGCACCAGTAGATTCAGAAAACACTTACAACTTTGTCTCATGGACATTCCGCAAGCAGCCTAAGTTTTTTGATATTGTGACCTATACGGGGGATGGTACTAGTGGTCGGAATATTCCGCACAGCCTTGCAAGCGCCCCCGGAGTCGTAATTGTCAAACGCACTGATGCAGCAGGGAATTGGTGGACTGGTGCATCTGCCGTTGAACTAGCAAATGGAGGTAATCCTGCTTCAACTTCTGCCAATTTTGCCCTCAATACCGCCAACCCTTATGCCTATTCTGGGGCACCGTTTTCCGTCTGGGCTTTTGCTAGCAGCGCTACTAATTTTTACGTCAGTGACCAAGCCAACATATCTAGCGCAACCTACGTAGCCTACCTATTCGCCAGCAACGCAGGGGGCTTTGGCCTTAATGGTACGGATAATGTGATTTCGTGCGGGGTGTTTAATACTGATGCTAGTGGTAATGCTACTGTGAACCTTGGCTATGAACCACAGTGGGTAATGACAAAAATATCATCGGACACAGGAAATTGGGTTATCAACGACATCATGCGAGGTATGCCTGCATCTCAAACATCGCAGGTTTTATATCCCAACTTGTCCGCCGCTGAATCATCTAGCATTTACTTCTCCACGCAGCCAAATGCAACAGGGTTTACAACTACCGCTTACGCTAATAATCCTAGCCAAAGAGTACTCTACATAGCCATACGCCGTGGCCCGATGAAAGTGCCTACTGATGCGACTAAGGTGTTTAAGCCTATGACGCGCACAGGAACAGGCGCAGCAACAACAGTTACAGGCGTTGGATTTACACCTGATTTCATAATGCCGCCATCAATAGCTGGTGGTTCTAAACGCGTTTATGATCGACTACGTGGCCCTTTAAGAGCAATTTATACAAACTTAACTGACGCAGAAGCAACCGAAACAAATACATTAACTGGTTTTGATGTAATGGATGGAGTTAAATTTGGTAGCTCCACAGGGAACGTATCAGGAACAAATTATATTGATTGGTTTTTCAAACGAGCCCCCGGCTTTTTTGATGAGGTTTGCTATACGGGGACGGGAAGTGTAACCACCCAAGCGCATAACCTTACGGTTGCGCCTCAGTTAATTATTTGGAAACAAAGAAGTGCGGCCTCAAATTGGGTTGTCTATGGATCTGCTGTAGGTATGGGCTACCTTTTATTAAATCAAGTTGATTCGTATCAAGCTGATAGCACTGCACTGTTTATGAATAATACGGCTCCAACAGCCTCGGTTTTTACCGTTGGTTCAGATGCGGGACATTCCAATCCAAAGATTAATGCAAGCGGCGCAACCTATGTTGCCTACCTATTTGCAACCCTTGCAGGTGTTTCCAAAGTAGGCTCATACACAGGTAACGGCACAACCCAAACCATTGACTGTGGCTTTACAGGCGGGGCTAGGTTTGTACTTATCAAGCGCACTGACTCTACAGGTGACTGGTACGTTTACGACACAGCCCGTGGCATGACGGTGTTGACAGACCCGTATTTGTTTTTAAACAGCACAGCGGCTGAAGTTGCAACCCTTGGCTCAGTAACCACTGTATCAACAGGCTTTGCATTGAACTCCACAATCTTGGCGGCAATCAATGTGAATGCTGGCACTTACATCTTCTTGGCAATCGCATAAGGAAACATCATGCAAATACGAACAAATGACGGGCAAGTAATGTACGAGAGCGAGTTTCGTACACATATCAAGTCCAATGGTGGCCCATCATGGGAGACAACAACAGATGAAGTACTAGAAGCCTTGGGTGCTGACGTTGTCTTTGAAGGCCCACAAGCTACTGGTGGCACGGTCTACCAATACTCTCAAGCCTCTGGCGTAGAGGAGATCGGCGGAAAGTGGTATACCAAACATGTGCTTGGCCCAATCTTCACAGACGGTGAAACAACAGCCGCAGAACAAGAAGCTGCTTACAAAGCTGCCAAGGACGCAGAGCAGGCTACGTCAGTACGCAACTCACGTACAGAAAAGCTCAAAGACAGCGACTGGACACAGCTTGCCGACAGCACTGCTGATAAGGCTGCATGGGCAACATACCGTACTGCCTTGCGTGATGTGCCTGCACAAGCTGGTTTTCCTTGGACTATTGACTGGCCTGTCGCACCATAGGGGCTGTAAATTGACCCGCTTAGCATCCTCTTTGCAGCTAACGCTTGCGTTGCCGCTATTAAGCAGGGGTGCAAACTTTATAAAGACGCTAAAACGTCTTTCATGGAGATCAAGAAGACTGTCGATGAGGTTGCTTCAGATGTCAAGGCAGTCAGAGGATTCTGGGCAAAGCTCTTCGGAACAGCGCCCACCTCAAGCCCCAAGCCTGTGGCGAAAAAGAAGGAAGCCTACGTTGCCGTCAACGAAACCCAAGTCATGGCTGACATCGTTACTCAGCTTTCTCAGTTTTTTAAACTGCAAGAGCAGCTTGCTGACCACATAAGGGAAGAGGAAGAGAAGAGCAAAACTGTCTACGACCCCGAAGCTAACCTGATGGAAGCCGCCCTGAAGCGGGTAATGGCTCAAGACCAGATGGCGCTGTTGGAGGTGGAGATAAGAGAGGCGATGGTATACGGCGCTCCTAAAGAGATGGGTGCTTTGTACTCCAAAGTATTTGATATGCGGGATGTCATCAAGGTAGAGCAGGACAGGGCAAGGAAGAAACGGGATGATGAGTCATGGCAACGCAAAGAGGAGGAGCGGCTCCTAAAAGAAAGGCAGGCGTACCTGCTGGCGACTATCCTATTCCTCCTATATATGTGGTTGCTCCTCGGCCTCTTGCACAGGATTGGGAGATAGTTGTGGGTTGGATTGCCGCTTGCTTGCTTATAGTCATGCTGCTTCCGCTCCTTGGGATGTTGTACTTGGATGTGCTGGAAACAAAGCACGAGGCCAAGATACAGATTGAAAAGATGGAAAAACTGCGTAGAGAACTTGAGCAACAGAAACGAGAGGTAAAAAATGAGTGAAGAAAAAATCCAAGCTATGGAAACAAAGAGCGCCTTGGTTGAGAAGATCACTTTTGCTTTATTGCCTTTATTGTTTTCTTGCGTCGTTTACCTTATGTCGGCGCTGTCCAATTTATCTCATGAGGTGACCATCCTAAACAGCAAAATTAGCTTAGTGGTGACTTCAGACAATAAGCAAGCAAGTAACACAGGCGCTGAGTTGGCTAGGGAAAAATTAAGACAGGACTTGGAAAAAGAAATCCAAAAGAACAGGGATGATATTCAAGTAAACCGCCTGCATATCGCCATTTTGGAAGACAGGGCGGGAATGAAAACCACATTCAAAAAGGAAGATAAATGATTCCAATAGTCGCATCCCTCCTCGGTAGCCTAGCCCAAAACGGCCTTACCCTGCTGTCGTCTGCCATCCAAGCCAAGGGCAAAGAAGTCGTTGAGCAGACGCTTGGCGTGAAGATACCCGACAACCCAACCGCAGAAGATGTCAGCAACTTGCGCCAGTTGCAGTTTGAGCATGAAGAACGCTTGCTTGAGCTAGGTATTGAGAAGGCCAAAATGGAATTGGCTGAACTGGAACTGTTTGCCAAAGCCGCACAAAACGAGGACGACAACGTCACAGATCGTTGGCAGTCGGATATGAACAGCGACTCTTGGCTGTCCAAGAACATCCGCCCCATGAGTCTGATTGCCATTTTCTTTGGTTACTTTCTGTTTGCCATGATGAGTGCCTTTGGTTTAAACGCCAACGAGTCCTATGTCCAATTGCTTGGGCAGTGGGGTATGCTGATAATGGGTGCTTACTTTGGTGGCAGAACCATTGAAAAACTAGCTGAAATGAAAGGCAGAAAATGAGTTTAAGCACCGAACAAGCTGCATTTTTGCTGGACATGTGTAAGCTAATCCAGTACGCTACAGACCAAGGATTCGTGGTGACTGGCGGGGAACTGGCTCGTACGCCCGAACAGCAAGCCATTTATTTTAAGACGGGGCGTTCCAAGACTATGAATTCCATCCATCTGAAGCGCTGTGCCATAGATTTAAATTTTTTCAAGGATGGAAAGATCATTTGGGATAAAGCAATCCTTGCTCCGCTAGGTGCGTATTGGGAGTCCCTGTACCACAAGAACCGTTGGGGCGGCAACTTTAAGTCTTTGGTGGATTGCCCTCACTTTGAACGCAACGTTGGTTAAAAATGCCACTTTCCAAGATCCTATTTAAACCGGGTGTTAACAAAGAAAACACACGATACACCACCGAAGGGGGTTGGTACGAAGCCGACAAGGTGCGCTTTCGTCAAGGCAATCCTGAAGTTGTTGGCGGGTGGGAGCCTTACTCTGCGGCTACGTACCAAGGCGTATGTCGTTCATTGTGGAATTGGGTAACGCTTGGTGGCAATAATCTAATTGGCGTTGGCACAAACCTCAAGTTTTACATCAATCAAGGCGGTCTCTACTACGACATCACGCCTATCCGAGCGTCTTCTACGATCAACAACAACCCGTTTGTAGCTACAAATGGCTCTGCCACAATCACAGTAACAGATACAAATCATGGTGCGCTGACAGGAGATTTTGTTACGTTTAGTGGCGCTGTTAGCCTTGGCGGGAATATTACGGCTACGGTATTAAATGCGCAGTATCAAGTCACAGTCCTCACTGCAAACACATACACATTTACAGCAACAGCTACGGCAAACGCAACGGATGCTTCTGGTTCTCCCGGCGGCGGTGCTTCTGTTGTAGCCACATATCAAATCGGTGTTGGCCCTGCCATTCCTACTCCCCTTGTAGGTTGGGGCGCTGGTAGTTGGGGTGAGTCGGGCACAACATGGGGCAATGGTGGGACATCTACGTCAGCACTTCGTTTGTGGAATCAAATCAACTACGGACAAGACTTGGTCTACGGCCCCCGCACCGGCGGTATTTACTACTGGAGTGCGACTAACACTGTAAGCACTCGGGGCGTATTACTTAATACGCTTGGCGGCACGGTATCTTTTACAAATGCTTCTCCTACGGCTGTTACTTCAACTGTTCTCTATACCGAAGGCGCTGCGCTTCAATTCTCTGGCGGCTCACTGCCAATTGGCGTGTCTGCGGCAACTACGTACTATGTGTTCCAAGTTAGTGGACTTACATTTAATTTAGTAGATGTCTCAGGTAACGTAATCAATACGTCAAGTTCAGGCACAGGCGCAGTATCCTTAATTGTGGATGTACCTACAGTTCAGAACAACATCACGTCGTCTGACACCTCACGTTTTATAATTGCGTTTGGGTGTAATGACTACGGCTCAATCGTGCTAGACCCCATGTTAATTCGCTGGTCAGCGCAAGACGATATCTATAACTGGACACCGTCAATTACAAACCAAGCGGGTAGCATTCGTATATCTCATGGCTCAGAAATTGTAGGTATTGTACAAACCCGTCAAGAGATTGTAGTGTTTACCGACTCGGCTATATATTCACTTCAGTATCTTGGCCCTCCTTACGTTTGGGTTCCGCAGCTTCTTGGTGACAACATATCTATCATGAGCCCTAACGCGGCTGTGATTGCTTCGGGTGTTGTGTACTGGATGGGAGTAGATAAGTTTTACCAATACGATGGTCGGGTAAATACTTTATCTTGCGATCTACGCCGCCATGTGTTTGGTGACCTTAACCAAGAACAAGCACTACAAGTGTTTGCGGGAACAAGCGAAGGTTTCAATGAGGTCTGGTGGTTCTACTGCTCGGCTGGTAGTACTGCGGTGGACAGATACGTTATCTATAACTATGAAGAAAAAATCTGGTACTACGGCACTATGTCACGCACAGCTTGGCTTGACTCTGGGTTACAAGATGTTCCTATCGCGGCAAATTACGTCACGGCTACGCTCACGGGTAACTTGATTAACCATGAGACAGGTTTAAATGACAACACAACCGGCACTGCTGTTGCAATTGACGCTTACATCAGCTCGTCTGAGTTTGATATTGGTGACGGCCATAACTTTGGTTTTGTGTGGCGCGTTTTACCTGATTTAAGTTTTGAGAATGCCACTAACAGCCCCGCCGCCGTTGCTCCACAGGTAACCATGACACTGTACGGCCTGACCAACTCGGGCTCTGGGGTTACAAACAGTGCTAACGGCACAGTCGTTAAGGGTAGTACTTATGTTATTACCGAAGAGTTTACGGGGCAAATCTATACCCGTATGCGCGGTCGCCAGATGATCTTTAAGATTGGCTCCAACCAAATTAATACAACATGGCAACTGGGCGCACCTAGAATTGATATCCGTCCTGACGGCAGACGCTAATGTCTTCTAAGAACCGCGTCTTTATCCCAGCCCCACCTAGCTTACCATTGGCTACGGATCAGTACGAACGCCGCTATCAAGACCAATTTACCAATATTTTGCGTTTGTACTTCAACCAACTACAGAATTCGCTTGGAGAATTGTTTGGCACTAGTGGGGGAAAATACATTGCATTTCCGCACGGTGCTTTTTCAGATTTTACAGACCAAACAACCACAGTTAATACAGCGACGCTGATGGCACTGTCTGTGACGGATTTCTCTAACGAAGTGTCGTTGCAAACAGGATCAAAGATAACGGTAGCTAACGCCGGTGTATACAACCTACAGTTCAGTGTACAGCTTCAAAACTTGGATAACGCGCCTCAAGATGTTTTTATTTGGTTAAAACAAAACGGCACGGACATTACAGGCTCCACAGGTAAAGTTGGTTTGCCTGCTCGTAAAAACCCGGGCGATCCGTTCCATGACATTAAAGGCTGGAACTACTTTTTATCTATGAACGCCAATGACTACGTTCAAATCTACTGGTCAACAACCGATGTGGATGTAACAATTCAAACATACCCTGCTTCGGGCACGCCAACCAAACCATCAACCGCTTCCGTCGTAGCCACACTTTCATTTGTGTCTGCGCTCTCAACATGATACGATCCAACAACCCATATTTCAAAGGCAAATATGAATGTATTTG